AAAATACTCCGCAGGCGCGCGCATAACGGGTGTACGCGTTTAAGGGGGTGTGGGTTGACCGGAAAAGGGGGTGATATTTATGGCGACAAAGAAGGACTTGACGAAAGAAGAAAAGATCAAGCGGGAGTTTTCCCGATTGAAGCGCATTTTCAAAGACTTGGATAAAAACAAGTTGCAGACCGTCGAAAGCCTTATCAAGAACGCGGCGTTCATGGCGGTATCCCTTGAAGAATTGCAAGAGATCATCAACGAAGAGGGCTACACCGTCGAATACCAAAACGGCGCAAATCAGAGCGGGACGAAGCAAAGCGACGCGGTGAAAACACATATCGCCATGACAAAAAATCACGCCGCAATTATCAAACAGCTTTGCGATCTTGTACCGCCGGAGAAGAAAAAGGAAAGCCGTTTACAGGCGTTACGGGACGAATAAAAATGCCCTTTTCAAATTACATTTACGAGTATTACGACGGCATTTCTTCCGGAAATATAACCGTCGGCAAGTGGGTTCGCCTTCTGTATGAATACATCGTGAAGGGGCTTCAAGAAGGGCTTTTCACCTTCAACACGAAGAAGGCAAACAAGGCAATTCGGTTTATCGAAAACTTTTGCCATCATTGCGAAGGGCGCACAGACCTTTTGAAGCTGGAGTTGTGGCAGAAAGCCGCCGTTTCCGTTATGTTCGGGATCGTCGAAGAGGACGGAACGCGCGTCTTTCGCGAAGTGTTTATTGTGATCGGGCGCAAGAACGGCAAAACGCTTTTTGCGTCCGCCGTCATTGCGTACATGGCGTATCTTGACGGAGAATACGGCGCGAAAATATATTGCCTTGCGCCGAAGCTGGAGCAAGCGAACATCGTTTACGATAATTTCTATCAGATGATTAAAAAAGAACCGGAGCTTTCCGACCTATCGAAGAAGCGCCGTTCCGATATTTACATCGAAGAAAGCAATACCGCGATCAAGCCGCTTGCGTTCAACGCGAAGAAATCAGATGGCTTCAATCCGCATTTAGTCGTGAATGATGAAGTCGCGTCGTGGCGCGGCGACGGCGGCTTGAAGCAGTACGAAGTTATGAAATCCGCGCTTGGTGCGCGCCGCCAGCCGATGATCCTTTCGATCTCAACGGCGGGTTACGAAAACGACGGTATCTTCGATGAATTGATGAAGAGATCGACCGCGTTTTTGAAGGGCGGAAGCAAGGAACGCCGCCTTCTTCCCCTGCTTTACATGATCGACGACGTGGAGAAATGGAACGACCTTGAAGAGCTTAAAAAAGCAAATCCGAATATGGGCGTTTCCGTTTCGCCGGACTTCTTCAAAGAGGAAATCGCCGTCGCCGAAATGAGTATGTCGAAGCGGGCTGAATTCCTTACGAAGTATTGCAATATCAAGCAGAATTCTTCCGTCGCGTGGCTTGATTACGTCGTTGTTGACGGCGCAGGAATTCACGCGAAGCTGGAGGATTTCAAGGACAGTTACGCCGTGGGCGGCATAGACCTTTCACAGACAACGGACTTGACCGCCGCTTCCGTCGTGATCGAGCGGGACGGCGTTCTATATGCCTTCGCACAATTCTTTATGCCAGCGAACCGACTTGAAACAGCACAAGCGATCGACGGCGTACCGTATGACATATTCGTAAAGCAAGGGATCGTCAAGCTATCCGGCGAAAACCACGTCGATTACCGCGACGTTTACGAATGGTTTTCTATGCTTCGGGATCAGTACGGAATATATATCTTGAAGATCGGGTACGACCGCTATTCCGCGCAATATCTGATCGACGACTTGAAGAACGCGGGCTGGCAGACGGACGACGTATGGCAGGGTGAAAACCTTGCGCCCGTGATCCGCGAGTTTGAAGGCGTTATCAAGGACGGCAATTTCAAGATTGCCGACAATAACTTGTTGAAGGCGCACTTCCTCAACGTCGCATTGAAGCACAACATGGAAACGCGGAAATTCCGTCCCGTGAAGATCGAACAGCGGGCAAGAATTGACGGCTTTGTTTCCGTGATCGACGCGCTGACCGTGCGGCAGAAATATTATAACGAAATCGGCGAAATGCTCAAAAATGCGGGGTGATAAAAACATGGGAGTTTTTGAAACTATCTTCCGGAAGCCGAAAGCCGACTTGAAGGCGGAAGGCTATTTCAAAATGCTAAACGGGTACACGCCCGTTTTCAGCAACGCGCCGGAAAGTATTTACGAAATGGAGCTTACGCGCGCGGCGATACATTCGTTCGCGTCCTTCGCTTCAAAGCTGAAACCGGAGATCAGCGGCACGGCGCAAAAGAACCTTGAACGGACGTTGCAGTTCAAGCCTAATCCGTTCATGGATACATCGAAGTTCATTTACAGGATCGCGACGATCCTTTCGGTGAATAATACTTGCTTCATTGTTCCGATCGAAGATGAATTCGGCGGACTGATCGGGTATTATCCCCTGCTTCCTCAACGGTGCGAAGTTGTCGAGTACAACGGCGCGCCGTTTTTGCGTTATACGTTCGGGAGCGGGCAGAAAGCCGCGATCGAGTTTGAACGCGTCGGCGTAATGACGCAGTTTCAATATACCGACGATTTCTTCGGCGAGAGTAACGCCGCGCTTCGTCCTACAATGCAGTTGATCCATACACAAAATCAAGGAATTATCAACGGCGTTAAAAATTCGGCTTCTATTCGCTTCTTGGCGAAGGTTGCAAATATGTTGAAGCCGGAGGACATCACGAAGGAGCGCAAGCGCTTCACGGCGGATAACCTTTCGGCGGAAAATCAGTCGGGAATGGTGATCTACGACGCGAAGTTTGCTGACGTGAAGCCGATCGAAAGCAAGCCGTTCACGGTCAACGCCGCGCAGATGGCGCAGATCAACGAAAACGTGTTTAACTACTTCGGCACGAATGCGGGCATTCTGCAAAACAAATACACGGAGGACGAATGGAACGCGTATTACGAAGGCAAGATCGAGCCTTTCGCGATCCAGCTTTCGCTTGTTATGTCGAATATGACGTACACGGCGCGGGAATTGTCCTTCGGGAACGCGATCACGTTTACCGCGAACCGCTTACAATACGCAAGCAATCAAACGAAGCTGAATATCAGCACACAGTTATTTGACCGCGGCTTGCTGAACCGCAACGGCGTTATGGACGTTTGGAACATGGCGCACGTTGAGGGCGGCGAGAAATATTATATCCGCAAGGAATACGCGGAAGTTTCAGAATTGGGAAAGGAGGTTACACCAAATGCCAAAAAAGACGGATCGGGAGTACCGAACAATGATCCAGCCGCTATTGATCCCGACGGCGGCGGAGAAGCGAATTGATACGGATTTCTACGTGGAGGGCTACGCAACAACGTTCGACAAGCCCTATTTGCTGTATGAGTGGGACGGGAACAAATATTACGAACGGATCGACCGGAACGCCCTTGCGGGTGCGGATATGTCCGACGTAATCATGCAGTATAACCACGAAGGAAAGGTGCTTGCCCGCCTTTCCAACGGGACGCTGGGCGTTGAAGCTAACGATAACGGGCTTTTCACGTTCGCGGACTTGTCGAAATCGCGCGCGGCACAAGATATGTTCGAGGAAATCAAGAACGGACTTGTTACGAAAATGTCGTGGGCTTTCCGCGTATCGGAAGATAGCTACGACCGCGACACACGCACACGCACGATCTTGAAAATTGCGAAGGTTTACGACGTTTCGGCGGTATCCATTCCGGCGAACGCCGATACCGATATTTCGGCACGATCCTATTTCGACGGAGTGATCGAAAGGGAACAGCAGGAGCGGCTGGAACGCCGGAAGAAACTTTTGAAAATCAAACTAATGACGGAGGTTTAACACAATGAGAATTAAAGAGATCGAAGCCCGCCTTGCGGCTATCAAGCAGGAGATCGAACAGCGCGGCGACGCTATGACCGCCGCAGAGATTGACGCGCTGGAGCAGGAAACCACCCAGCTTACCGAAGAGCGCGCCGGACTGATTGCCGCCGCCGAGAAGCGCAACGGCATTCTTGACAATATCGCGAAGGGCGCGGGCATTGTTTCCCGTTCCTTCCAGCAGAACAACGGCGACGACAACGCCGCGCCCGATGATCCCTTCGGTACGCCCGAATATCGTTCCGCGTGGCTGAAAAACATTCGCCGCCTTCCGCTGAACGACGCAGAGAAGCGCGCATTCAGCAACGCAAGCGGCGCGGGCGCGGAGGTTATCCCGACGCAGACCGCGAACGAGATCATCAGCAAGGTAAAGACGCTTGCGCCTATGCTGAATGAAGTTACCCTTCTACACGTCAAGGGCGCTGTAAAGTTCGCGATCGAAGGCACGAACAACGCCGCCGCGATCCACACCGAGAACGCAAGCATTACCGCCGCCGCTGACACGCTGACCACCGTTTCCCTTTCCGGTTACGAGATCGTCAAGCTGGTTCAGATTTCCGATACTGTAATGACTATGAGCATTACCGCGTTTGAAAGCTGGATCGTCAATATGCTGGCGGAAGCTATCGCCCGCAAAGTCGAAGATTTGCTTATCAACGGCACGGGTTCTTCCCAGCCGAAGGGCATTGACAACGCGAACACTTGGGGCGCGACCAACAGCGTTACCGTTGCAAAGACGGGCGCACTTACCGCCGCAAACGTCCAGACGCTGATCGGGCTTCTGCCTTCCGGATACGACCGTAACGGCAAGTTCGTTATGAACAAGAAAACCTTGTTCACCGACTTTATGCCGTTGCAGGACAACAGCAAGAACCACATTGTAACCGTTCAGAACAACGCGTACTTCGTGTACGGCTATCCCGTTCTTCTGTCCGATTACGTCGCGGATCACGAAGCCTTCTTGGGCGACTTCAAGAAGGTTTGCGCGAACCTTGCTGAAAATATCGGCGTGAAGAGCGCCTACGACATCGACACGAACAGCTACAAATATAGCGGTATCGCGATCTTCGATTGCGCGCCCGCTATCGGCGAAGCCATCGTGAAGCTGGTCAAGGCGACCGCCTAAAGCGGGAGGGCTGACAAATGCTTGACAAGGTAAAGCTGGCGTTGCGGTTGAGCGGGACAGCGCTTGACGGCGAAGTTTCCGATCTCATAAACGCGGCGATTGCCGATCTTCGCCTTGTCGGTATCAACATTCCGGCGGAAGCGGGATCGTCCAGTAAAACGCTGGGCGATCCCCTTCTTGATCGGGCGGTTGTGCTTTATGCAAAGGCGGAATTCGGCTTCAATGACGACGCGGAGCGCTACCGCAACGCCTACGACTATTTGAAATGTGCGCTATCGCTGACGGCGGATTATATCGAAAGCGGGGTGGCGGCGAAATGAGATGGGGCGAACAAATAACATTGGTTGCCTTGTCTGAACCTTCGCCGCGCACGAACGAACACGGCTTCCCCGTCGCCCGCATTGAAACCGCGACAACGGTTTTTGCTGACAAGAAATCCGTGGGCTTTTCGGAGTTCTACAAAGCGCAACAGGCGGGATATACAACGGAATTGAAGTTTGACGTTCATTCTTTCGAGTATGAGGAACAGCAGATCGTGGAATATCCCGTTTCGAGCGGGAAACGGTATCGCGTCCTTCGGACGTACACGCACGGGAACGGAGAATTTACGGAATTGACGCTGGTTAATCTTCCGGAAGCGGAAGGGAGCGGCGCAGATGGCTAAATTCACCGTAACAGGGCTTGACGACGTACAAGAAGCAATGCTTCGGAGGGACAAAGCGACAATGGAAGCCGTGCCGGAAATGCTGAAAGCTGGCGGCGAGGTTATCAAGAACGCGTTTCAAGCGGAAACGAAGAAGTTAAACAGCACAGGCAGAGGAACAGGCGATTTAACCGCGTCGATCAAGGTATCCGCAGTAAAAGAACGCAACGGCGGGAAATACGTCGATATTGCGCCGACGGGTACAGATCGGCACGGGGTACGCAATGCCGAAAAAGGCTTCGTGCTGAATTACGGGCGTTCAAATATGCCCGCACGACCGTGGTTCACGGCGGCGAACGAAAAAGCGGCGGACGAAGCGACGGCAGAAATGCGCCGCGTTTGGGAGGAAAAGCAAAATGAACGTTGACGGTACTTTGAAAGCGTTGCTTGACAAGCTGGGCGTTCCAGTCGCCCGTTTGAAATATAACGGGCGGGCGGCTTGCTTTATCACCTACCAGCTTGTCGTGGGGCGCGACACGCTCTTTTCTGATGATGAAGAGGGCGCACAGGAATACACGTATCAAATTAACATCTATTCAAAAACGGATTACTTCGCACTTCTCCAGCGCTTAAAAACAGCACTGAAAGCGGCGGGGTTCTACGGAATAACCATCAACGCGGAAGTGTATGAGCAGGACACGGGCTATTATCACGTCCCCGTTGAAATCAAGTATATGGAGGTATGACAAATGGCAACAATCGGATTGCGCGATCTTTACCGCGCGCCCATTACGATCGGAACGTCCGGCGCGGAGGAATACGGAACGCCCGTGCGAATGGCGAAGGCAATTTCGGCGGAGCTTTCCGTGGAAGTAGCCGAAGCGATCCTTTACGCCGACGACGGCGCGGACGAAGTTGTAAAAGAATTCGTTTCCGGCGAAATCACGCTGAACGTAAACGATCTTCTTCCGGCTGACCTTGCCGCCCTGCTTGGGCAGAAGCAGGACGCGGACAAGGTTGTTTACGGTGCAGACACAGACGAAGCACCGTATTTCGCAATCGGCTTCCGCGCGAAGAAAGCGGGCGGAACGTACAAGTACATTTGGCTTTACAAAGTCAAGTTTGCCGTTCCGGACGAAAACTACACCACGAAGGGCGACAGTATCGAATTTACCACGCCGGAGATCGTCGGGCAGTTCATCAAGCGTTCCGACGGCTTGTGGAAGGCTGAACACGTCGCAGAGCCTACGAACAGCGTGGCGACGGCTTGGTTTACTACCGTTCGCGAACCGAATAACGCGGGCGGCTGATCGAAATTGAAAGGAGGAACGGCGGGGAGCTTGAAAGGGCTTCCCGCCTTATTCTGTTATGAGTGCAATTAAAGACGGACGCTTCCCGATCGTGCTGGACAAGGAAAGACACCTTCTTTTCAGTTTGAACGCGATCGACGAAATGCAGGATAAATTCGGCGGCTTTGATCGCCTTGATACCGTGCTTTCCGGAAAGGACAGCATTAAAAATCTTCGTTGGCTTTTGACCGTGCTTTTGAACGAGGGCGCAGAGGACGACGAAGAACCGCTTACCGAAAAACAGGTGGGCAAGCTCATTCATACGGGCAATTTTGCGGAAGTGAAAACGGCTATCTTCAAGGCGTTTTCTATGGGCAACAACGGAACGCCCGAACCGCCCGAACAGGACGGCGAGGACGACGAAGAGGACATCGAAAAAAACATGACGGCGGGCAAGGAATAATCGACCTTGCCCGCCTTCTTTATATCGGCGTAACGCTTCTTCGATGGAGCGAAGCCGAAGTATGGCGCATGACACCGTATAAAATTTTGACGCTTTTCAAAATTCATCGTGAATTCAATCCGGATCGCTTCAAGCCAGTTCCGAAAGAAGTTGATATTGACGACGTGTTAGGGGGGATATAAATGGCGAAAGAAGAGCAGATCAAAACATCAATCGACCTTACGGGCGAAAAAGAGTATCGCGCCGCTTGCAATAGCATAAATTCTTCCCTTCGCGAAATCAATTCCGAAATGAAGCTGGCGACGGCGGAGTTTGCGGACAACGCTTCCGGCGCAGAAGCACTGACGAAGAAGCAGGAGATTTTACAAAAACAGCTTGCGGAACAGGCGAAGAAAGCAGAAGCGGCGGAAGCCGCATTAAAGAAAATGCGAGAAGCGGGCATTGATCCGACCGATCCCGCCTATCAGAAAATGCAAACGAACCTTAACAACACGAAGGCGGAGATGGCAAAAACCGAACAGCAGATCAAAAGCACTTCGGAGGAATTGAAAAGCTCCAAAGTGAATTGGGAAGCCGTCGGCGAAACCGTCGGCAAAGTCGGAAAAGCCTTCGGCGCGGCGCTTGCGGCATTGGGCGCGGCGGCGGTGGGTGCGGCTTCCGCTCTTGCGGGGCTGACGGTATCCGCTTCTAACTACGCCGACGACCTTATAACGCAATCGACATTCACGCGGCAGACGACGGACGATCTTCAAAAGTACGCCTACGCCGCCCGCTTTATCGACGTTGAAGTAAATACGCTTACGAAGTCGATGGCGAAAAACATAAAGTCAATGGACAGCGCCCGTAAAGGATCGGCGGCGTATGCTGACGCATACAAGACGCTGGGCGTTTCCGTAACGGACGCGAACGGAGAGCTTCGCGACAGCAACGACGTTTATTGGGAGTGTATCGACGCGCTGGGTTCTATTCAGAACGAAACGGAGCGGGACGCGCTTGCTATGCAGTTGTTCGGCAAATCTGCACAGGAATTGAACAGCGTTATTGAAGCGGGTTCGGAAGCCTTCAAGGAATTGGGCGACGAAGCGGAGCAAATGGGCTTCATTCTGTCCGAGGACGCAGTAAACAGGCTGGGCGCTTTCAACGACAAATTGCAAGTGCTTCAAGCCGGAGCGGAAGGGCTGAAAAACGCAGCTTCTTTGATCGCTCTTCCTTTCCTTGATACGCTGGCGGGCGAAGGTATCCCGATTATGACGAAGTTTTCAAAAGCCGTCATGGACGCGGAAGGCGACGTAACGAAGATGGCGGACGCGCTGGGCGAAGGGATTTCCGACGTTCTCAATCTGATTGTTGAGAAATTGCCGGAGTTCATCGACATGGGCGTTCAAATGGTAACGTCTTTGATTTCCGGCATTGTATCGAACGCGCCGACGATCGCTTCGGCGGCGGTGCAGATTGTCGAAACGCTGGTTGAAGGCATTGCGGAGCTTTTGCCGCTTCTCATTGAGGGCGCGGCGCAGTTGATCGCGGGGCTTGCGACAGGATTGGCGAAATCCCTTCCGACGCTTGTCCCGACGATCGTTGACGTTGTATTGAAGATCGTGCAAACGCTGATTGACAATATCCCGTTGCTGATCGACGCGGCGTTACAGCTTATCACAGGACTGGCGCAGGGCATTATAAACGCGATCCCCGTTATTGTTGCGGCGCTTCCGCAGGTAATAACCAGCTTGATCGACGGCTTGCTTTCCGCAATCCCGCAGATCATTCAAGCGGGTATTGACCTTCTGACGGCACTTGTTACCGCCCTTCCGGAGATTATAGCCGCAATCGTAGAAGCGATCCCGCAGATCATAGACGGGATTATAACGGCACTTACGGAGAATATACCGCTTATCATTCAAGCGGGAATTGATCTTCTTGTCGCGCTCATACAGGCGTTGCCGGAAATCATTGTGACGATCGTTCAAGCAATCCCGCAGATAATCAGCAGTATTGTAAACGCGCTGATCGGCAACATCGACCAAATCATTATGGCGGGCGTTCAGCTTTTCGTGGCGCTCATTCAGAATTTGCCGACGATCATAGTTGAAATCGTGAAGGCAGTTCCACAGATTGTTTCCGGCATTGTGCAAGCGTTCGCGTCGCTGGGCGGCGAAATGATAAACGCTGGCGCAAACCTTCTTCACGGCTTGTGGGAAGGTATCAGCGGCGCGGCTTCGTGGTTGTGGGAAAAGGTATCCGGCTGGGCTTCGTCCCTTGTTTCGGGTATCAAGGACTTCTTCGGCATTCATTCCCCGTCAACGGTATTCGCTGAAATCGGCGGCAACATGGCGGACGGCGTGGGCGTAGGCTTCACCGACAATATGGGCGGCGTTGAAGGCGATATGACCGCCGCAATGGGCGGAGCGGGCGCGCTGACGGCGGCGGAAGCAGTAAACGCCGTGAACAACGGCATTATTGCGAACATTGAAGGCTTGTCCGGAGCGGTGAACGCGATCGTCGAGCGGGTTATTACCGGACTGACGGCGCAAGCTCAACGTTTCAATCAAGCCGGACAGGACTTCGACAAGAACATAGCTTCCGGCATGGTGGCGGGTATCGTGCAGATCACGCAGAAAGTACCGCAGATCGCGCAAAGCATTATTACAGCATTCACGGCACAACATCAAAAGTTCGTAACCGAAGGAACGAACATCGACAAGAGCATAGCGCAAGGAATGATCGCGGGTATCCCGCAGATCACGGGCAAGGTTGCACAAATCATTCAGCCCATTATTACCGCCCTTCGCTCTTACGTATCGGAGTTCACGGCGGCGGGCGAAGAGATGGTGCGCGGCATTTGGCAGGGCTTTCAAAATATGTCCGGCTGGCTTGAAAGCCGCGTCCGCTCTATGATGAGGGATATTGTGGCGGCGGTTGAAGAGGAAATGGACATCAATTCCCCGTCGAAGGTTTTTGCCCGTATCGGTTCGTACATGGCGCAGGGCTTGGGCGAAGGCTTCGCCCGCGAAATGCGCGACGTTGAAAGTTCGATCCGGCGCGAAACGTCGAACGCCGTTCCGGAATTCCGTTCCGGAGAGGGACGCGACACGCGCGGCGGCGGTACGCCTTCCGTTGAAGTCGTGCAAAACATCTATGCGAACGAAACGAGCTACGCCGAACAGCAAAGACAGGCGGCGCGGCAGTTCCGGCAGATTGCGCGGGAGGTTATGGCATGAGGACACAAGAAAAATTGATCTACACGAACGAGCGCGGGGAAAGCATAGAGTTTTCCCCCGCTTCTTCGTATCACGTAAACTTCAAGGACGTTACCGGACTTTCCGACGTGCGGAACGCTATTTACAGCACCAACAGCATGGGGCAGGACGGCGACACATACTTGGGCTATCGGATCGAAAGCCGCGATATTGACATCGTGGGATACATCAAGGAGCGGGACAAGCAAGCGACGCAGAACCTACGCCGGAAGCTGAACCGCATATTAAATCCGCAGTACGAAGCAACGTTGACGTATGTTTTCGGCGACTTCCGGCGGGTGATCGGGTGCAAGATCGACGACGCGCCGATCTTCAAGCGAAAGCCGATCTTCGAGCAATTCACGGTTAGTTTGTCTTGCCTTAATCCGTTTTGGAGAGAGGAAACGGAAACACGCGAGGACATAGCAACGTGGATCGGCGGCTTTGAATTCCCCGTTCCGGACGGGCTGGAGCTTTACGACGGCTGGGAAATCGGCTATCGCCAGCCGTCGCTGATTGTGAACGCCTACAATTCCGGCGACGTGAAAAGCGGTATCCGGATCGAGTTCCGCGCGATCGGCGCGGTTACAAATCCCGTATTGCTGAACGTCGATACACGGGAGTTTATCAAGCTGAATATTTCGCTTGTAGCGGGCGACGTTTTAACCGTTTCCACGGGCTACGGTGAAAAAGCCGTGAAGCTGAACCGTGGCGGCACGATTACAGACGCGTTCCGCTATCTCGACGTTGATAGTTCGTATTTGCAGATCGCCGTGGGCGACAATCTCTTCCGTTATTCAGCGGACGCGAACGCCGAAAATCTCGAAGTTTCGATCTATCACAATAACTTGTATTTGGGGGTGTAGCGCGGTGGAATTATACGTTTATAGCCGCGATATGACACTTCAAGGGATCGTCGAAAAGATTTCGTCCTTGATATGGACGCGGCGTTATTGGAGTTGCGGCGAATTCAAGTTGCTTGTTCCCTTCACGGAGGAACACGCCCGCTTGCTGGTGAAGGAAAATATCATCATCAAGCGCGGCGGCAACGAAGCGGCGGAAATCCGCTATATTCACATCACGAAGAATTCACAGGGCATGGAGGAAATAGAGGTTCAAGGCAAGTTCCTTCTTTCGTGGATCGGCAAGCGCATTTTGACAACGCAGATCATCACGAAGGACACGACACAGAACATTCTATACGCCATTGTGAAGCAGACTTGCACGAACGCAGGAGCGGCGCGCAATATCCCGAATTTCAGCATATCCACGACCGACGCAGACACCGGAAGCGGACAGATCGACTATACTTCGGAGCAGTACGCGAACGCCCAGCTTGCGGCGGAAACGGCGGCGAAGGCGGCGAAGCTGGGTATTCGGGTTCTGACAAATGCCCGCACGGGCAAGCATACATTTTCCGTTTACGAAGGGCGCGATCTTACGGCGGGCAATACCGCAGGGAACGCGCCTTGTATCTTTTCGCAGGAGTTCGACAACATCGTGGAACAGGAATACACGAACAGCGTTGAAAACCTTAAAACAACGGCTTACGTCGGCGGAGAGGAAAAGGAAGGCGTAACGCGGAAGGTTGCCGAAGTCGGCGGCAGTTCGACGGGGCTTTCCCGCGACGAAGTTTTCATCAATGCAACGGACATCGTGCAGGAATACGAAAACGAGAGCGGGCAGACCGTAACGCTTACCAACGCGCAATATTTAGCGCTTCTTTCCGCGCGCGGCGTTGAAGAGCTGGAGCAATACGCGGAAACGCTTGCTTTCGGATCGAAGATCAACACGAACGCGAATTTGAAGTACGGCACGGACTACGATTTGGGCGATCGGGTAACGTGTATCAATAAGCGCTGGAACGTCCGCATTGACGTTCGCATAACGGAGATCGCGGAAACCTACGAAACCAGCGGCGAAGAAATAGATATTACCTTCGGCGAGAGCTTGCCCGCGCTTCTGACACAAATTCGGCAGATTACGAAATAAAGGAGGGCTTCACAGCATGGAAAAATCAAGTTTCTTCAACAGCGTTTCGCACGATCGCACGTACAAAGCGGAGGATTGGGCGGAATACTTCGCTTCGTTCATCGGGAACGGCGTTTTCCCCGTCCCTTCGACGGGGCTTCAAGTCGTTGCAAACGACGGAATGAAGCTGAATGTTAAAACGGGCAAAGCGTGGATCAACGGTTACTTCTACTTCAACACGGGCGATCTTGCCGTCGAGCTTGACACGGCAGACGGACAGTTGAACCGCATTGATCGCGTTGTCGTGCGCTGGGATTTGGCAAACCGCGTTATGTCGGTGAAGGTCAAATCTTCTTCGTTCAGCGCGTCCCCTACCGCGCCCGCATTGCAGAGGGACGCGGACGTTTACGAGCTTGCGCTGGCGGACATCTACGTGGGCGCGGGCGTAACAGCTATCACACAAAGCAAGATCACGGATCAGCGCTTGAACACGTCGCTTTGCGGCGTTGTTGCCGCCGTCGTTCAGCAGATCGACACGGCGGCTTTTAACGCACAGCTTCAAGCGTGGTTCGCTGAATATCAATCCCTTTCGGCGGCGGAGTACAACACGCTTGTTTCGTATATGAATTCGCTGAAATTGCAGGGTAACACGCAGTACGAAGCGTTCGAGCAACACATGGCGGATTTTGAAACACAGGCGGCGGCGGACTTCAACGCATGGTTTAACGGCTTGCAAAACGTCCTTGACGATAACGCGGCAACAAATCTTCTGAATATCACGAACGCGCTTGACGCGCGCGTGGATATGCTGGAAGCGGTGCTTTTCAATGACATTACGACAAATCCGTTCTTGATCCTCTTCGATGATCTCGACGGCGTAACGTCTACGGGCATTTGGAACGAGAGTTTGCAGAGGATCGAATGCTGACGCGGTACGCTTGCACGGCGGCGGAATTGTCGTGCGTGATCGGAAACATCTTCGCGGAGCTTTCCCCGCCATGCGCGGCTTGCGGCGCGGAGGTATTACAGATCACAGGAACAACGGTTACAGGGAACGCGGCAACGCTGACCGTTACCGAAGCGGGCTTCGATTTCGACGGGTGCGCCGACGATACCGCCATGATCGAGCGAATGCGGAAAGGACGGTGCATATATGCAAAGACCGGAGCGGGAGCGGAAAGAACCGACGGAATTCAACGTGATTGTGAAAGCGAAAGACCTTGTAAAGCACACCTTCACGATCACGAATTCGACGGAGCGCTACCCGAAGAAATACCGCTTCACGCTTGTAAACAGGATACAGGATAAAGCGGTGGACATTTACGAATGCGTCCTTGAAGCGAACGAATTAGACCTTCGGGACGCGCAGGAATACAGACAACGGCAGAAGCTACAAGCAAAGGCGCTGACCTATTGCAAGGAGCTTCTATTTTTCATAGAGCTTTCGCAGGAAATGGGCTTTATTTCTATGAGCAGTTGCGAATATTGGTCAAAACTTGCGCTTGAAGTGAAGTACATGACGACCGCGTGGAAGAAGCGGGACAAAACGAGAGCTTGAAAAACGTTCGGGGTACATCTTGAAACGCCTAATTCGTCGAACGCCCACAACGTCCGCAACGTCAATTCGGACGGCTCTTTGAACAACAACAACGCGTACAACGGCAACAGGGGCGTTCGCCCGCTTCGGTGGACTATGTGAACGAGTAGGCACAGCCGAAAGCAGAATACCACCATCAAAGGAAGGTGTATCCCGTCGCCGCTATCCACGGCGGGGACAAATACAGGATCGCCGATACCGGAGCATACCGCCTTCCGGCGGCTGGCAAAGGTTATAAACAGCGAGGATTTTTTATTATGACAGACTTTGAAAAGATACACAGTTTTGAAAGCCTATACAATGCCTACCGAAAGGCGCGGCAAGGCAAGAGGTGGAAAGGAGCGGCGGCAAAGTTTGAAGTTAATCTTCTTGAAGCGCTGAACCTATTAAGCGCGCAGATCAGAACGAAGCGCTATACCATGTCCCCGTATAACACGTTCGAGGTATACGAGCCGAAGCGCCGCGTGGTTATGTCGAACAGCTACAAAGACAAGGTTGTTCAACATTCGCTTTGCGATAACGTGCTTGAACCGATTTTGACACGATCGTTCATTCGCGATAACTACGCGTCGCAGGTGGGGAAAGGTACGCATTACGGGTTAGACAGGCTTCAAGAGTTCATGCGGAGGTTTTACAGGAAGAACGGAATTGACGGCTGGATACTGAAAGGCGATATTTCAAAGTATTTCTATTCGATCCGGCACGACGTTTTGAAAACCTTAATCCGCGAGAAGATAACCGATCCGGACGTTTTGTGGCTGATTGATCTTATCATCGACAGCACCGAAGGCAACGTCGGAATACCGATCGGCAATCAAACTTCACAGCTTTTCGCCCTTCTCTACCTTGACGGGCTGGATCACTTCGTAAAGGAAAAGCTGGGTATCAAATATTACGGGCGCTATATGGACGACTTCTTTTTGATCCATCACGACAAAGCATATTTGCAGGAGTGCCGGAAGCAGATTGAAGCGTTCGTACAGGCGCGCGGGCTTTCGCTGAATGCGAAAACGAATATCTTTCCCTTGAAACACGGCGTTGATTTCTTGGGCTTTCACACATACTTGACCGAAAGCGGCGCGGTGATCCGCAAGGTGCGCCGCCGGAGCAAGAACAATATGAAGCGGAAGTTGAAGAAATTAGCCGCCCTTCACGCGGCGGGACGGATCGACGCAAAGACCGTTGAACAATCCTATCGAAGCTGGAGAGGACACGCCGAAAAGGGAAACAGTTATCACTTGATCCGGCGGACGGATCATTATTACAACAGCTTAATGAAACCAAAGGAGGCGGCACAATGTCAAAAACATTAGGCAGTTTGACGGTGGGCGCGAAGATTGAAGTTCCGGTTCTTTCGGCGTATCAATCACGCTTCGGATCGAAGATCGTTTTCAAGATCGCCGACAAGAACCACAGCGGCTACCCGTCGAATTCCGTAACGCTGATTACGGAAAAGATCATTCAGTTAATGTGTTTCGACGCGAAAGAGCCGAGCAACAGCAACAGCGACCGGAAACAATACGGCAATAACCGCTATCAGCATTCAAACATTCTGCAATGGCTGAATAGCAACGCAACGGCGGGCGCATGGTACAGCGCAAAGCACAGCGCGGACGCGCCGCCTACAAACGCGAACGTATGGAACAATTACAACGAGTACGACGCGTGGGCGGGCTTCCTTGCTATGCTTGATCCGAAGTTCGTTGCGGAGCTTCTGACCACAACACAGACCGTCGCAAGGAACACCGTTACCGACGGCGGAAGTTATGAAACGGTAACGTCAAAAATGTTCCTTCCGTCCACCACCGAAGTGGGGCTTGCGAATGAAAACAATATCGCGGAAGGAACGCTTCTTGCGCTATTCAGCAACAACGCTTCCCGCGTCGCTTATCCTACGGCGCAATGCGTGAGCAATTCGGAGTACACGGACGCTAATTTCAGCACGTCAAAGGGCTGGTATTGGTGGCTTCGTACGCCTAATTCGTCGGGCGCCTACTACGTCCGCAGCGTCCATTCGGACGGCTCTTTGAACAGCCACTACGCGTACAACGGCAACATTGGCGTTCGCCCGCTTTGTAATCTTAAATCTTCTATCTTGGTATCTGACAGCCCGAACAGCGACGGAAATTATACGGTAATCTACAATTCCGCGCCTTCCGCGCCGCCCAGCATTACCGCGCCAGCGACGTGTTACAGCAGACAGAACATCAACATTTCTTGCGCGGCGGCGACCGATCCGGACGGCGACGCGCTGACCTATTGTTTCGAGCGCTCATACAACAGCGGCGCGTGGACACAGGTTCAAACGTCCACAAGCAGGACGTTCACGGAAGCGGTAATGAAGGCGTGGAACACGTTAAAATATCGCGTCCGCGCAAAGGACAGCTACGGCAATTATTCCGCGTACACCACAAGCGGAGATATTGCCGTAATCCATAACCAGCCGCCCGTGATTTCCGGCAGTAACGCCGATCTTGGCACGAAGCGCGGGGATTTCACCTATCAATACAGCGTAACCGATCCGGACGGCGACACGGTGAACGTTGTTGAAAAGATCGACGGAAAGACAATCGCGACGAAGAACGCGATCACGCTGGGCGCGACGCAGACGCTTTCCGTTTCCGGAAATACCTTCACGGCGCTTACGAACGCCCAGCACACGATCACAATTACGGCGACCGACAGCGCGGGGAATAGCGCCGTCCGGACGCTGACGTTCACGAAGTCGATTGCGGGCTTCGTTATCACGCTTTCAGCGCCGCTGGAAGCCAACAGCCAGCCGACACGCGCAAATGTCAAGGTAACGCGCGACATTCCGGCGGGCGGCACGTTCAAGGTTGAAGCGACGAACAATCCGTTTGACGCGTCCCCCGTTTGGGAGGATTGCACGAACGCGGTTATTCAAGGCGTTGCACACGTTTTCACAAACAAGATCAACACGGCGGCACAACACGGAATGAATATCCGCGTAACCGTCCAGCGCGGCGACGCGCTGACCGCTTGCTGGGTATCGGGGATCGGGGGGAATTTTGAATGAGCGTAATTCACAAGAAGAGCAACGGCGGAGCTTCCACCGAAATTGAAAAAGAGGTTCGGGAAGTCAAAGCGGCGGGAGAGCAAACCACCGCTTTGCTTGCCCTATCCTTCAAAGCGCAGATCGTGCAGGATCGCGCCGCCGGAACGAACGTCATTTCCGACGCGGCGATCCTGCAATCGGCGGAAGTGATCGAATACGACGAATATGCCGACAATCACGCTTACAACACCGTCGGCGAAATCATCAAGCACAACGGGCGGTATTACGAGATCAAAGCGGCGCACACGTCGAACGCGGCGGCTTATCCCGTTGAAACCACCTTCGCGTACTATCGCTTGATCGAGCTTTCCGCGACCGGAACGCTTGACGATCCGATCCCGTATCCGGAAACGGCGGGGATCGTCGTTAATGTCGTTTCCGGCTTGTATTACAGCTACAAAGGCGCGGTATACCTTGCAAAAGCAGATATGCCGAATTGCGTTTATCCGCCGGACACGGCGGGCTTGTGGCAATGGGAAAAAGTAACCTAACGGGAAGGAGGATCAACGATGGACACTTTCACAACGGTTCTTTCCGTCTTTTCTACCGTATGCGCTATCGTGTTCGGCTATATCGCTTTTGTTCGTAACAGGGACAAGGACAAGGAAAGCAATGTGAAGCACGACGCGACCGTTTTAACCGAGATCGGATACATCAAGGCGAACACGGACGAAATCAAGGCGGAGCAGAAGGAACAGCGAAAGACGAATACGGAGTTCGTAACGCGCTTGACCGACGTTGAAGCGTCGGCGAAACAGGCACACAAGCGGCTTGACCACATCGAAAAACGAATGGATCAAGCAGAGTAACACCAGCGACGGCGGGGGCTTCCCCGCCGCTTCTTCATTGCAAAGGAGGGTTCAGCAATGAGCAATAGCAAACTTATTTCGTGTACGCTGATTTCACCGAACAAGAACAGCCCACGAAATCACAAGATCGACACGATCACAATTCATTGCGTCGTCGGGCAATGTTCCGCCGAGAGGATCGGCGAAATCTTCAAGCCGACTTCGCGACAGGCAAGTTCAAACTACGGGATCGGCTACGACGGGCGGATCGGGCTTTACGTCGATGAAGCCGATCGTTCGTGGTGCAGTTCTTCGGCGGCGAACGATAACCGCGCAATCACGATCGAGGTTGCAAGCGACACAAAGCACCCATACGCCGTGAATGATAAAGCATACGCGGCGCTTCTTGATCTTGTCGAAGATATTTGCCGCCGGAACGGGATCAAAAAGCTGGTATGGAGTACAAGCAAGGACGACCGCGTAAACCACAAGAACGGGTGCAATATGACCGTTCACAGGGATTACGCGAACAAGGCTTGCCCCGGCGATTATCTGTATAACCGACATGGCGAGATCGCGACGGAGGTAAACAGGCGGCTGGGCGTTCCGGCGGAGGAACAGAAGCCGGAGCAGAAGCCGCAGGACGACGCGAAGAGCCTTTACCGCGTCCAGCTTGGCGCGTTTGAAAAGAAGGACAACGCAACGGCGTTCGCGGCGAAGCTGAAAAAGGAAGGCTTCGATACCTATATCGTGCAGATCGGCAAGTATTACAAGGTGCAAGTGGGCGCGTTCAGCGTCAAGAAGAACGCGGAAGCTATGCTGGAGAAGTTGAAGAAGGCGGGACACGACGACGCTTTCATTACCTATTCCGGCACGTCCGGCGGGACATCGGCGCGGAAGATCACAACGGGAAGCAAAGTGCGCGTGAAAGCGGGCGCGAAAACCTATTCCGGCGGAAGCCTTGCTTCCTTCGTCTATTCCCGCGATCACATCGTCAAAGAGCTTTCCGGAAAGCGCGCCGTGATTACCTACGGCGGAACGGTTGTCGCGGCGGTGAACGTCGATGATCTAACGCTTGTTTAACACACGCACAACGCACGGTATGCGTTACACAACGCGCGCCGTGCGTTAATTGCGCTATGAAAGGGGACGCAATGAAAAACAAACCTTCGAGCGGGAAGCGGGTGGCGAAGCGCCGCTTCTTCAAGGCTGACGAACGCTTCGCAACGAAAGCCGTTATTGTGATCGCAATTACAACGGCGGCTTTCATCGTCGCGCAGTACGTTTCATTCCTTATCACGCGGCAGGAACAAACCGTTCTGATCGAATGGTATTTCCGCGCCGTCGTGATCGAATGCGGCGCAATGATGATGAAGCGTCTTGCCGAAGTAATCGTCGGCAGGATCAAGAAAAAAGAAAAAATCGACATAACAGAAAGCGAGGATACAAACAATGACTATTGATCTTACCAGCATTGCAAACGCCGTGATCGCTCTTATCGCGGCTATTATTACCGCCTTCGTGATCCCGTGGATCAGAAGCAAGACGACCGCCGCACAGTTTGAGAAAATCAAAATGTGGGTAACGGTTGCCGTCGAAGCCGCCGAACAGCTTTACACCGGAAGCGGCAGGGGCGCAGAGAAGAAAGTATACGTTGTTGAATTTCTGAACAGCAAGGGCTTCAAGATCGACGCGGAAACGCTGGATAAACTGATCGAAGCCGCCGTCTTTAATCTTCCGGACTACTTCACTATTTCCGGCATTCCGGCGGATACCGACAGCAACAAAGAGTAATTGACCGCGCGGCGGATCGCGCTTCCCCTTTCAGCCTTCCGCCGCATAAAGAACAATCCCCCGTGCGGGCTTTCGAGCCTTGCACGGGGGATTTTTTTGTTTGGTTCATTCCTTCGGCGGTTCGACCGCCGCTTCCGACGGCGCGGCGGTTTTTCCTTTAATGAGTTGATACAGCTTCTTACAGCCGACCGCAATTCCCTTGAATAGATAGTAATAAATCTTGTAAAACGCCCACAAGAAGAAGTACAGACACCAGCCCGCGCCGATAATCATATACCACATCAAATAGAACATTCCGGCGAAGAGCATAGCGAAGCACCACAACGGCGCGTTTCGCTTATTCACGCGCACACCGAAGCCCAGCCGGAAACCGGACATTTTCTTCAATGTCTTTGTAAAGCTGACGAACATTAGAGCAAATCCCCCTTCTTAAATGTAAATTTTCAAGGCAGAATTCGCCTATTCTGACCTTTAACACAATTATACGCCCGTCATACGCTAAAATCAAGAATAAAGCGGAATATTTACACACCGTTTGCAAATAATCAGAATGAAGAGGGATCGCGGCGGCAATGAAGATATATGATTACAACGGCAAGAAGAACATTTGCGGCGACCGATTGCGCGAAGCGCGCGTCGTCCGGCGGCTACGTCAAGAGGATTTAGCCGCACAAATACAGTTGAAAGGGATCAACATAGAGCGGGACAGCATAAGCCGAATTGAAATCGGTACGCGCTTCGTATCCGACTTTGAATTGAAGATATTTGCGGAAGTGCTGGGCGTTTCGGTAAATTGGCTTTTAGGTATAGACGAATAACGGCGGCGGGGTGATCCCGTCGCCGCTTTTCTTTTGCAGGCGCATAAAATACGTATATTTTTTCTCAAAACCTATTGACATATACGCATTGAAGGCGTATAATAGTAAATGTAAGGAGGACAGCAGATGAAAACAAAAGACCTTATCGAGCTTTTAGAACGAAACGGCTGGAAGTTCAAGCGGCACGGCGCGAACCACGACATATACGTGAAGGACGGTCAAAGGGAAAGCGTCGTAAGGCACAGAGAAACCGACGAAGAGTTAGCAAAAGCAATCATCAAGCGGCGCGGGCTGAAATAAGCCCGCCGCCCTTGGCGATAATATATAGCACAGTTTCAAGGAGGTATTCAGAATGAAAAACGCATATCCCATCGTTATGACGCAGGGAAAAGAGTTCATCGTGGTATTTGTCCCCGATTTCAATATCAATACGCAGGGCAAGGACGTTCCGGACGCGATCGAGATGGCGCGGGACGCAATCGGGCTTATGGGAATTGATATGCAGGACGACGGCGAAGCATTGCCGGAAGCGTCGAGCATTGCAAGCGCACAAGCCGAAGCGCCGTCCGGCGCGATCGTTTCGCTGGTTGACGTTGATTTCGCGGAGTACCGCAGAAAGAACGATATGCGCGTCGTGAAGAAGAATTGCACCATTCCTTCATGGCTTAACTTTGAAGCGGAGCGGGCTGGCGTGAATTTTTCCGCCGTCCTGCAAGCGGCGCTTAAAAGCGAATTGCATATCACAAGCAGATAATCAGAGAGGGCGAAGGGCGGCAGAAATGCCGCCCTTTTGTCATATTCGGAAGCTGGAGGAAGGAAGAATGCACAAACACTTGACTTGGACAGACCGCCTAAAAATCGAAAAAGGCTTGAAAGAGGGCTTGAAGCCTTGCGCGATTGCCGACCGTCTGCACGTCCACAATACAACGATATACAGGGAGTTGAAGCGCGGACGCTATACGCATTTGAATTCCGACTTGACGACCGAAGAACGCTATTCGCCGGAGATCGCGCAACAGCGCTATGAAGAGAACCTAAAAGCCAAAGGCGGCGAATTGAAGATCGGCAACGATTACGAATTATCCGCCTTCATCGAAAAGAAGATCGGCGAAGAAGGCTATTCCCCCGCCGCCGTCGTCGGAGAAATCAAGCGGCTGGGGCTGACCTTCAAAACGGAGATCAGCGAAAAGACGATCTATAATTACATCGACAAGGGCATATTCTACGGGATCAGCCGCGAGAGCTTGCCGGAACACGGGGAGCGGAAGCGGAAGTATGACAAGGTGGAGCGGAAGAAAGCCGCCCGCGCGCCGCAGGGCGAAAGCATAGAGGAACGCCCGCAGGAAATCAACGATCGGCAGACCTTCGGACATTGGGAAGGCGATTGCGTATGCGGGAAGAAGCGGACGAAGGAAACCTTGTTCGTTCTTTCGGAGCGCTTGACGCGGAACGAAATTATTATCAAAATGCCGGATCAGACCGCCGCCAGCGTCGTGGCGGCGCTGAACAAGTTAGAACGACGCTTCGGGAAGAAGTTTTCACAGATATTCAAAAGCATTACGTTTGACAACGGATCGGAATTCATGGATTGCGCCGGAATTGAAAAATCCGTCTACGGCAAAGACCGGAAGCGCACGAAGGTTTACTATTGCCACCCGTACAGCGCATACGAACGCGGCACGAATGAGAACATAAACAAAATGATACGGCGGTTCTTGCCGAAAGGAACGGACTTCCGGAAAGTAACCGCCGCATATATTCAGCGCGTCGAAACGTGGATCAACAATTACCCGCGCGAGATTTTAGGCTTTGAAACGTCCGGATCGCTCTTTGAAAGATACGTCGCCGAAGCCGCTTGAAGCCTTCTGAAAAAATATTTTAGTTTTTTCTGCTTTTACTCTTGACTTTTGCGGCTGTTGAGAGTATCATTAAATGCAGAAGAAACCGTTACGGTTTTTCCTGCATTATTTTTTTATCCGAAGGCAGGCGGAAGGAGGTTAAAACATTGAACGGATACAGTTATTTGACGCTGGAACAGCGCCGCGAGATCGAAAGAATGTATGCAGAGGGTGAACGCGTTGTTGACATTGCCGCCCGTCTGAAAAGGAGCGCCGCCGCTATCTACGAAGAGTTGAAGCGCGGCTATACGGGAGAGTTTGACGGCTACGCCCGCCCGAAGTACAGCGCCGATCTTGCACAAGCGACGGTGCAAGAGAATTTCCGACGCAGAGGAAACCGACGCGGCGCGAATTGCTGAAATACGAAAGGAGCTATTCAATATGAAGATGAAGAGGATCGCAAACAACGTGGCACTTCAAACGATCGGCTACGTAATAAGCGGATTTACGAACGTGTATATCTACGTTCGGGAATGCGGCTATCAGAAGCGGGACATTTACAGGGGCTTGTATAAGCACTTCGCACACGACGAAATGAACAAATACGCATATTGCAAGATCACGGAGCTTCGCGCCGATGAAAACGTGCTTTATATCGGCATTGAAGAGTAACGCGGGAAAGGAGCTATTCGGAATGAGTACAACACGATACAAAATCCGTTTATGGGAATACGACGGCGAAGCGTCCGTCGCAAACGCCGTTACCTTCGACAGCTTCGAGGAAGCGGAAGCGCGGTTCAATGATCTTCGCGTTTCGGAGGAAATGCCGTGCGTCGAGTTCATCAAAGAGCGGATCGCGAACGGGTGCATTATAAGCGACGAAGTTTTGAACGTTCGGCAGTTCGCTTCGGTATTTGACACTATCACGAAGGACAAGCCCACGCTGGCGGGCTTCCTTCGTTCCCTTCCTTGCATTGAAGCGCCGTGGGACGCGGCTTTTCAGAAGCGTTATTGCTCTTCCTGCACGGCGGAGAATTGCGACGCTTGCGCGAATGAGCAGTTCCGGAACAATCCGGAATGGTGGCTTTCCCTTCCGGCGGCGGAGGTGGCACAATGACGGCGGATCGGGCGCGCAGGGCGCTTGCCGTCCTGCAAGACGCGGACGGGAAGTTTATTTGTGAAGTGCCTTGCGGTTACATAGTCGAGCAGACAGCCAGCGCACACAAGCCCCGGCGGATACAGGCACAACGACGGCGGCGGGCAATGCTTCGCCGTCGCGTCGCCCTTACGGTTGCGTTGCTGACCGTCGCCGCCCTTCTTGCGGCGCTTATGCCGTGGAGCGGGAGCGGTGCGGCGGACAAGCCGAAGGATACGACCGCCGGAACGCTTGAAGAGGTACACCAGCCGACCGCCGTTCTTCTTCCTTCGAGCGGGACGGTGGCGGGATATGTGCCGAACGCGGCGGAGGTTGAAGCCCTTGCAAAGCTGATCTACGGCGAAGCGGGGATCGTTCCTTCTACGACGGAGCAAGCGGCGGTTGTATGGTGCGTTCTGAACCGCGTTGACGATCCGCGCTTCCCCGACACGGTGCTGGAGGTTATCGAAGCGCCCTATCAGTTCAGCGGCTACGATCCCGAATATCCCGTGAAAGAGGAATTCGCCCTTCTTGCGGCGGACGTGCTGACACGATACCGCGCGGAGCGGGACGGCGAAGAAAACGTCGGGCGGGTGCTTCCGGCGGAATACTGCTTCTTCACGGGCGACGGGCGGCGCAATCACTTCACGACGGAATGGAAAAGTACGGATTGCTTCGGCTGGACGCTTGAAAGCCCGTACACAGATTAAGGGAGGGACACACAATGAAGGACAACAAAAGCGGCTGGCAGTTCCCGAAGGCGCTTGAAATTATCAAGTGCAAGGAAGGAAACAAAGAGTTTATGAAGGAACGTCCGGCGCGCCGCCCGTTCGGAAACACCGTGCTTATTTGCGAATATCCGATCGACGACACGGCGGCGGAAGAGCCGAACGCGAAGTTGATTACATGGCGGCTTGCGAAGCGCGCCGCGCGGGACTTCTTGCGCGTTTCCTTTATGCCTTCGGCTATCGTATCGGCGGCGGCGCATGGCGGGAAAACCGCCGTCCGCGTCTACGGTAAATATTAAATCACACGAAAGGAGCTATTCAATTATGTTCAGCAAGAAAAAGACAGAATGCCGCGTTTGCGGCTATCGCTTCACACCGGAGCGGGAAAACATCTACACGGCGGAAGAACCGCGTTCTATGGCGAATATGTTGACGAAAGCGCCGACGCGCTTTTCGGCGGTTGATTGCCCGATTTGCGGTTGCCAAATCGCGCTGGCGATCCGCGTTCCCCGCGTTGACATTTCGGACAATGCGGAACGGCACGACGCGGACGCGCTCAACATTCCCGCTTCACCGTATCCGGACGGGGACAAAGGCGTTCTGGCTTGTCCGAATTGCGGAAGCGGTGAATATCTGCACAACGCAGACGAAAACGAAAACGCTTTTTGCGGGCAATGCGGACAGGCTATCAAGTGGGGGTGCGAAGATGAAGATTAAAAGTATCGCCGCTATCTGCAAGAAGAACAAGAATATTGCAATCTTCGAGCGGTACAGCAACGACGGCGACATATTAACGCAGTACATCGGCGACGGATCGGCGGTTTATCCGGTTGTCGGGCTTCCCCAGCTTGACAAAGAAAGCCTTTTAACGATCTTCGACGTTCCGGAGAAAGACCGCGATAATTACTTCGTGAAAACGCTGGGCGTTCCGGCGGGTATCAGCTTCGAGGATACAGACGAAACGGAAAGACACGTCGAGCGGGAAGGAATTTCGATCATCTATTCCGGACGAACCTTGAAGCCGATCCGCACAACGCGCGGGCTGGTATTCATCGAAAGCCGCTATCTTTCGCCCGTTGCTGACGTGCTGGACGTACTGGAGCTTTACGAACGCCGCACGGCGGAGGGAACGCCCTACATCGTCGCGAAGGCGGGCTTCCTGCTTCAAGCGGTGATTATGCCGTATGACGTTATCAATCAGCAGTTCGTGGAGAGCTTGCAGGACTTAACGCGGGAATGCGAATTTTCCCTTTCCGAAAAGGAACGCAGGGAGCGCGAAGCCCGCGACCGCTTCACATTCACAGAACCGGAACAATGTTCCTTGAACGTTGCTCCGGACACGGGCGAGGTTGTCGAGGAAAGCGAGGTGGCGGACGAATGAACGCGGCGCTTCTATCCTCTAAAAATATGTGCTGGTGTACGCCGCAAGACTTCTTCGACAAGCTGAA